CAGAATTATTTATCACATAAACAGTAGCCTCAACATCAACACTGTTCACCATGCGAGTCAACAAATCAAACCTGTTCAAAACAGGCACAATAAGTTTCATTATTTAGCACTCAATTTAGCGATCAAAGGTTTCCATAACTCGTCAAAAACTTTATCGGCATCATACTGTTTAGCAAACGCCAAAGTATCAGGAAACGCCTTCTTACCACGCTGATAAGCCTGCTCCAACGCATCCGCAATACCCTGAACATGAGGCACATTAAACCAAGCATGCTGACCGGCATCCCAAAACGGTTGCCCATTCACCAAGAAACTATCAGGCGAAGCAAGCTCCGCACTAGCAGCAAAGTTAGAAGTAATAATCGGCACACCACAAGCCTGCGCCTCAACCTGTGGAATACCAAAGCCCTCACCATAGTTACAAAACAAACCAACATCCCAAGCAGAATAGATAGCCGCCAAATCCTTCTGCTCAATACCATAACTGTATGCAATAGGATCAACAAACTTGACTTTATCTGGAGCTACACCGCAAGCCTGCAAAATGTTAGGCAACTGAAAACCCGACTGCTTCCCAAACGGTTCACTATGAATATAAAGCAACACATCATCATGCTTAGAAGCAAACAAAGCAAACGCCAAAAAGTTCTCGGCAACAGCCTTACGATGAATAAACCCACCAGCCTTGTTAGCGAAATTCATGCCAACAACAAACTTATCTTTACCACCAACAAACTCAACACTATCCCCACCATCACTCATCTTTGTTGACGGCCTAAAAATACTTGTTTCAACAGCATGAGGAACATACTCACACTCCAAACCCGCATTCTCAATCATCTGCCTACCAAACTGCGACATAGCAACAGGCAACACATTAGGCTTTTTCAACCAATCCAACACTTTAGGCGGAGCAGGCTGATGATCAACAGGAACCCAAGAAGCAATAGGAATACTGTCTAAAGCAGGATTATCTAAAACCCAAACATCGTAAAGGGTAATCAAAAAATTAGGTAAATCAGGGTTCTCTGCTGACCAGTGAGCATGATTTAGCGGTAACACATCAGTTGAATACTGATTCATTCCACGCGCATAATGCGGTATCTTGCCAAACCCAGTTTCAATCTGCTGATTCACCCCTTCACAACCATAATTAGACAACATAGCAACCTTATGGCCAGCCCGAACAAGCCTAGAGATAACCTGTTTGCTTTGAGTTCCGTAGCCGGTAGGTTGATTCAACGAATTTGAATACCATGAAATAGCAGATTTAGTCATGCCCCTAGCCTATAAGAAAACACCCCCAAACCAGCCCTACGCAGCCAGAATGGGGGTGAAATCTTAGCAGTCAGCTATTAGGCAGTTCCGCCTCTAAACACCTTGATGTTTGAAGTTTGGATCAGTCTTGAGTCCAATCTCCAAGTTGCACGCCAAGTGCTTAGGTCGTTGCCGAAAGCGTAGTCATCGCTTCTGTCAACAGCCAAACCACCAGCGTTGCGGATGTATAGCGACTTTAGGTCACCAACAGCTAGGGAACGAACACCAGTTCCAGGTGAAGGCATAGCAGGGGTTTCAATAACAGGAACACCCAAAACTAGGTCTGCACGGTCAGCACGGTCACTGATCTGGAATAGGTATTGACCGTAAGTGTCCTTTAGTTTACGAAGCGCAGCAATAGAAGTGCTGTTTGCTAGCAACGCAAATGATGGGAGCTTACGAAGTGAACCGTCAAGGCTGTAAACAAGGTCAATGACTGAATCAGCAGTGAAAGCACCAGATACACCAGTAGCACCAGTCACACCAGTTCCAGCTTCAGTTAGGAAACCTTGAGGCTCAACAGTTCCAGTTCCGTTAACAATCTTGTCACCGATACCGAAGGCAAAAGCGTTTCCAAACTGTTCAGCAAGGAAGCCAATAATGTCAACACCTGCATCAAGAATTAGTTCACGCGATAGCTGTGCGAGAGCAGAGAACTTGTATGCACCAAGAGTCTTGAATGCGTTGAAAGTAGGTTCGCTAGTGCCAATGCTCACGCCTTGTCCTACGATAGTTGCAGTAGAGAAACCAGCCTGAGATGGGATTTGTAGGTTCTCACCAGAGGCAGTGTTCAATACAGTTGCATAGTCAAGTAGAGGGTTTACTAGACGAGCAACCTTCACTATTTCCTGGTAAAAGCCCGTGGGCACGGGAGCGCCAGTCGAACCGCCGGTGATACGGAATTCGTAGCCACGCTGTTCACCTCTAGCAATCTTACGGAGAATGTCACCCTCGTCGTCGCTTACGGAAGCGTCTTTGAAGTTGACAGCAGCAGCCTGAATAGCTTCGGCAGTGGCTGCCTCACGCTTCTCAAGCTCAATTAGTTCATTACGCTTGTTGATGTCAGCAGTTAGAGCAGCATACTTAGCCTCATCCTCACCAGTCCACTCGCCACCGCGAGCCTCAACTGAATCAATGAGAGCCTTAGCTTCATGCCACGCCTTGTTCTTAGCATCAACCTGCTTTGCGAGAAATTCGCTCATAGGTTTAGTCCTTTCAAGACTATAAATAAATAAGGGATTTTTTGAGAAGGGATAAACACGCAACTCACGCAGGGGATAAACGCACCTACAAAATAATTCTATACACCATGCAGATACACAAAACAAAAACCCCTGCTTTTGGCAGGGGAAAAGAATTAGCTCATTTTTTTATTCTGGCCAAAGGAAACCAGTGAAGTCAGTTTATACCCGTTTCATCAACAGGTCAAGTTTAGACTTCTTTAGATCAAGCAAGCCAGCAACATTGGTAACCTGCTCATCCTTAGCCAAAACCTTAGACAAAGTTTCAGTCAACAACTCACCCTGCCGCTCAGTCAACTCATCGCCAGCCTCCAAAGCAAGCAACGCCTCAGTCAACTCATCGGCACTAACACCACGCAACTCAGCGAGTCTAGCGATCTTATCTGCCAAATCATTCACAGTTCTAACACTAGCAGTGCCAGAAGTCCCCGAATACGCTGGAAACGCTACAAGACTTGTTTCATGAATGTTTATACGCTTCAATACACGCTCACCAGCAGTAGGCCAAGCATCTCCACCAACAGGAACACGGAAACCAAAACTAAAAGCGTTCACATCGCCACGCTTCACCAAATACGCTGCATCCCTACCAGCCTGAGTATCAGGTAGTTGCGCTTCAACACGCAAGCCACGCTCATCCTCAACAAGCTTCAAAGTGCCAGCCCTAGTAGAACCCAAAACAATACCAGTATCGTGATTCCATAGCAGTTTAATGTCGTTTCGACTGTTTAGGCTGTCCCTAAAAGCACCAGGCTGAATAGTTTCAATAAACGGTAACGGTTCACTAGGCGAATTAAATACTGCCGCATAGCCACGCAAAGTCATACCGTCACCCTCCTCACGCAACTCCAAATCCTGAACAATCTGCCTAGACTCTAAACCTTTAGTTACACGCTCACCACGCTCATGCAACTCAACAACCTTAGACGGATCAACATAACGAGCCGAATCAACCTCCAACTCAACTTCAGGCACAACTTCACCTTCAACAGGAACATCAGGATTAGTTACAGCTAACTCATCAACCAGTTCACACAACTCATAAACAGTTTCAGCAAGTTTCGCAATAGTTTCCAAAGCGTCACCCTTCAAACTGTAAGCCTTATCCTGCAACTCAGTCAAAACAACACCTTCCATTTGTCTAACATCAATTTTATCTACCAAAACACCATCACTACGATTTTGCGACTCATTCAAACCATTCACCCACGACTGACCTGCATCGCCACCCCACGCATCCCACGCAACACGACCAGCACTAGGGAAACCATCCTCACCCGAATTAAAACCAGTAGCCTGCTTATCAACCTCATGGCGAGCAAAATAACTGATCATACGGTTCACCGTATCGGCAGAAACAGCGTTACCCGAAGCCAACTGGACAGCCCTAGCCCTACCAACAGCAGTGAAACCAGAACCTGCAAAGCCTTCGCTAATCCACTTTAAAGCCCTTTTAGCTGCAACAGCAACACCCTCCGGCGGATCATAACTACCTGCCTCAACAGCGCGCTTCAACTCGCCACCAACAGCAATACCCTCACTCAAAGAAACAGCAATCATCTGCGCAATAGCCTGCGCCTTAGTCTTATGCTTCCCTAAAACCTCACCGTCATCCTTAACAGTGTCCCAACCCTCACTTGTTTGCTTAATAAAATAAGGCATTATTCACCTGTTTCATAACTACCATCAGGAACAGTCGTAGGGTTCTGCAACTGCACACTAGGCAAACCTGTATGAGCAATAGGAGCTAAACCAAGCGACTTCAAAACATCCTCTGGAACAAAACCAAGCGCAATCAACTTCTGCGCCATATCAACCTTAGTTTCATCCTCAACCAAATTAGCGGCATTAATATCAACATTGGTTAGAGGGACACGCACCTTATCGCCATTCTCAATAGGCCGCATGTTCTCTTTACGCCTAACCTCATTGACACTCAAAACACCGTTCTGCAACAACTTAGCGTAACCCTCAATACGCGTAGCATAATCGCCACGCAACAACTCATCCGTGCTAAAAGCAATATAGGCAGTATCTTTCAGCAAAGTGCTGAACGCATCCTCTAACTTCGCGAGCCACGGTCTAAGCGTATGAACAACAAACGAAATAGCGTTCTGCTCATTACTGTTATAACTCTGCCCGCCACGCTCATTCAAACCAATCATGTTTAGAGGAACACGATAAGCCCTAGCAATATCCTCAACCGCCAAACGCCTAGAATCCAACATTTGCGCCTGATCATTAGCAACCTGAGTAGCAACAAACTTAGCTCCACCAGATAACACACCAGTCTTATGTGCCTTACGGAAACCCTTATGAGCGTTATCAAAACTCTTAGACAAATTCTCTGCCTGCTCCAAAGTCAACGCACCAGGATACTCAATAACACCAGTAGTTTGAGTTCCCTGACCAAAGAACCTAGCCGCAAACCCCTCCAAACTAATCGCCAAACCAATGTTCTCTTTCAAAGTATCAACAGGGGACTTACCACGCAACTCACCAGGCATCAACACGCTACCAACAACATGCAACACATCATCAGTAGACAAAGTTTTACCATGCTCACCTGTATAACTAAACAACTTCTGCCCAACACTATTACGCTGAATAGAAACAGCTTTAGGGTTCAAAACCATCATGTTAATAATCTCATTCTGGCTATCCCTAAACAAACGCACAAACGCATTACCATCAATCAACAAACTAATCATGCATTGCTGCCAAAACGCGATACTAGGAATCATCACATCAGGTTTAGTAACCCAAGACGGTTTAGGCCGATAAGGGTAAGCAATACCATCACGCCTAATATAAGTATCAACAGGCAAACTAGAGATCGTGTCACTGATCAACGACACACAAGCCCAAACAGCGTTCACCTGCAAACTAGAGTTATAGTCAACAAACGCAGCTGACTGAGTTTCATAACTCGTCAAATCACCTGCACCCCAAATGCTTTGAAAACTTATAGCCCTAGACTCACCATCAAACAAATTGCCTAACATTATTTACCGCTTCTCTCTAAAGCCAACCCAAACAACAAAACCCCAACACCAACACAAATCAAACCAGCTGGCAAAAAAATCAAACCAACAGCCACACTAATAACAGCTATACCTGTTGCCTGCAAAATCGTAGATAGCAAACCTAATCCTTAGAAAACAAAAAACTCTGGTGTAATGTCGTTATCTAGTTTACTTGTTGCTCGGTCATAAGCGATAACAAATGCCACCGCAGCAT